ATCGTTAATCAGAACGCAGGAATAAAGAATACAAAAGTATCACCTGAATCAGCAGACTTAATAGATGTTCAAGGATTTGTGGCAGAGTATGCGTTTTGTAAGCATTTTAATTTATTCCCAGATTTTGATGTAACACCAAGAAGCGGAAGTTATGATGCTATATACAAAGGACATAGATACGATATAAAATCTACTACACATAAAAACGGAAGATTAATAGCGACCACTAAAGTTAACCCTGATGTAGATATTTACATACTTGCTATTATTGGCGAAGATGAAGTAGACTTTATAGGTTACGCATATAAAGACGAATTAATAAGACCTGAAAACATAGGCACTTTAGGATATGGTGAAACATATATTTTAGAACGAAATAAATTACATAAATTTAAAGACTGATGGACACACGAAGTAAATTAGCAGAAATGGAAGAAACTTATTCAGATGCAATAGTAGAAGGTTTAATACAAGAGTACAGAATGCGTTCACTAAAAGGCATTGCTAAATACAAAACCACTTTAGAAGATAACCAATTAAGCCTTAACCAATGGTTACAACACGCTAAAGAAGAAGCAATGGATATGGCACTATATTTACATAAGGCACAGAAACAACTAAATGGATGAATACGAATTCTGGGAACACGACTACACCTGGGACAATCCAGATAAACTATCAAGGTAAAGAAGTTGAAGTAACTGAAAACAATTTTAGAAACTTTTGGCATCGTGCAATAAATCCTATAACATTTATAAAAGATAAATAATGGAAAAAGAAATACAAGAACAAATTATAGATGTAATCGAAAGACTACACAACGCAAAGATTACGACTAAAAACAGAAAGCGAAGTAATGTAACGGCAAGAGCAGTTTATGCTAAACTATGTAAGGACATATTCCCTTATTTAACTTTGAGTAAAATAGCAGAGCCTATCAATCGTGACCACGCTACTATCATTCATATCTTTAAAATGATAGACAACCACTTAAAGAACGACAACGAATACATTAACCTGTACAAGAGGGCATCTGTGATTATAAACAAAGACATAGTAGCCACACAGAACGTAAAAGAAATATCTTATCTTGAAAGTTTAGAAGAAAGAATTGTAAAAATGTCCAACGCACTTATAGAAAAAAACAAAGAAATAGAACACCTGAAGTCTTTAAGAACATCGGACAGATACAACAAGTTCGACGAGATACCTGATGAGTTATTTGAAACATTTATAGAAACAAGATTAGAACCTTTTTTAAAATTAAACAGTAATGTATAAATATGATGATCCAAGTCTTTTTTGGTTAAATTTAAAAGAATTTCCATCTTTAGAAGAACACAGTCCAAAACTTAAAGAAATATACTGGAAAGAAGAAGAAAGATTTAAAACTGTAAGAAGTTTAATTGGGCAACTTGTTTGCAGGAAATCTAATGACTATAAGTGGGTAAAAAAATATGATAAATGTATAGATGCATTTATTGATATTTCAAGTGAAATTCCATCCTTAAAATTCACAAAATATTTAGATGATATAGACATTAAAGAACTTAAAAGAGAAATTAATAATTTAAAAACACATATAGAATTTTTAGAAATAGAATTACAAAAAACAAAAACATAATTATGCCACTACCTAAAAGAACACCAACAGAAACCAGAGAAAAGTTTATGCAAAGATGTATGTCTAATCCTACTATGGTAAAAGAATACCCTGACAAAAAACAAAGATTAGCCATCTGTGCAGTACAATGGAAGAAACAATGAGACAGTACGAAGATTCAGCAAAAATAGTTTTTTACGCTATGATTAGTGCGATTTTTATAGTTGTACTAAATGTTATAAGTCTAATTCTTAGTTAAATTTGTAAATTAATCGTTTTATAAGTACAACGAAAATACAACGATATGCCAAACGAAGAAAACTTAAGATACTGGAAGAAAGGCGAAAGCGGAAATCCTAATGGTAGACCTAAAGGTTCAAAGAACAGAAGCACCATCGCTAAAAAGTGGTTACAAGTACTTCAAGAGACAAAGAATCCTTTAACCTTAGAATCTGAAGAACTAAGCCAAGAAGATGTAATTACTTTGGCATTACTTAAGAAAGCGGCTAATGGTGATGTAAACGCATACAAAGCATTAATGGATAGTGGCTATGGTTCACCTGTTCAACAAGTAGAACAAACCATTTTAGAACAACCTTTATTCCCAGATGTTCCAAAGGACAACGGCAACAAATAAAATACTAGCGTTAGACAAACGCATTAAGATAATACAAGGTGGAACTTCGTCTTCAAAGACATTTTCCATCTTGGCTATTTTAATAGACAAAGCAATTAAGAATCCTGACCTGGAGATAAGCGTAGTAGCCGAATCTATTCCACACTTGCGTAGGGGTGCATTTAAAGACTTCCTTAAAATCCTAAAGTGGACTAATAGATACCAAGATGACCAACTAAACAAATCACTTTTAAAGTACGAATTTAAAAACGGCAGTTATATAGAATTTTTTAGTGCTGACGATTCAAGTAAGTTAAGAGGGGCAAGAAGGGATATACTGTTTTTAAACGAAGCTAACGCAATATCTTTAGATGCCTATAACGAACTTGCTATACGTACTAAAAAGTCTGTCTACATTGATTACAATCCATCTAATGAATTCTGGGTACACACCGAACTAATCAATCAAGAAGATTCTGACTTTATCATTCTTACCTACAAAGACAACGAAGCATTAGACCAGGGTATAGTAGAACAAATCGAAAAGAACAAAGAGAAAGCAAAGACTTCTTCTTATTGGGCGAATTGGTGGAATGTTTACGGACTTGGACAAGTAGGTTCTTTAGAAGGTGTGGTTTTTTCTAATTGGCAACAAATTGACACCATACCACCTGAAGCAAAACTAGTAGGAATAGGTTTAGACTTTGGTTACACTAATGACCCTACGGCTATTGTTGAGGTGTACAGTTGGAACGGAAAAAGAATAGTAAACGAATTAGTCTATCGAACAAGGATGCTTAATTCAGACATAGCAAAAGAACTACCTAAAGGCACTATCATTTATGCGGATTCAGCAGAACCTAAATCCATAGACGAAATAAGAAGATATGGTATCTCTATAAAGGGTGTAACAAAAGGTCGTGATTCTATTAATTACGGAATTGACATAATGCAGACACAAGAATACCTAATCACAAAGAATAGTCAAAACCTAATCAAAGAACTTCGTGCTTATTGTTGGGACACAAACAAAGTAGGTCAAAGACTAAACAAACCAATCGATAACTACAATCACGCAATAGATGCCTTACGTTATCACGAAATGGAAGCACTAGGTATGAAAGCCAATTACGGAAAATACGCAGTTCGTTAATCCAGTTTAAAAATCAAAATAAAATCGTTTTATAGTTATGGAAGTTAAGATTACAGTACCAGACAGTCTTAAGGATATTCCTTTACACAAATACCAAAAATTCCACAAGGTATTAGAAGTAAACAAGGATGCATCTTTTGATGACTTATTTATTCAAGAGAAAATCTTACAGATATTCTGTGATTTGCCGTTAAGCGAAACTATCAAATATCGCAAGACAGACATAGACAAGATTACTGAACTAATATCTAAAACACTTGAGCAGAAACCTAATCTAGTTTTAAGTTTCAAGTTAGGAGATACTGAATTCGGCTTTATTCCTAAGTTAGAAGATATGACCTTTGGTGAATATATTGATTTAGACAATAGCATAGGAGATGTACAGAACCTTCACAAAGCAATGGCAGTTTTATATAGACCAATAAAACAAAAGATAAAAGACAAGTACTTAATCGAAGAATACAGAGGGGATAACTATCACGAAGCAATGAAGCACACGCCAATGGATGCGGTAGTTAGTTCTATGCTTTTTTTTTGGAATTTAGGAATCGAGTTGTCGAAAGCTATGATAGCCTATTTACGGGAGGGGGAGGGCTTGACGCCAGAGCAAACTTCGGCGCTAAATGGGGATGGTATCAATCAGTTTATGCACTTGCAGATGGAGACGTTACTAAATTTGAAGAAATAACAGAACTGAATGTTAATACTTGTTTATTGATGCTGACGTTTAAAAAAGAAAAGGCTGACATAGAAGCGCAAGAACTAAAAAGAAAAATGCGATGATATATAGGGGAATTCAATCGTTTTACGACTTAACAACCAAAATAAAAGACATCTTACAAGCAGATGAAAGTACCAACACGGTAACTTTTGGTGATATTACAGAAGTAGACTTAAACAAGCAGACTATCTTCCCTTTGTCGCATATAATGATAAACAACGTAACAGATAATGGACAGACTTTATCGTATAATATTTCGGTTATGGCTATGGACATTGTGGACACAAGTAAAGATGCAACGACTGATATATTTGTGGGAAACGATAACAGGCAAGATGTACTAAACACACAACTATCTGTATTAAATAGAATGCATCAAAAACTAAGAAAAGGAACACCACACCAAGATGGTTATCATTTAGAAGGTGCAGCTTCACTTGAGGCATTCTTTGATAGATTCGAAAATGAGTTAGCAGGGTGG